AACAACAACTTCAACAACAACTCCAACAACAACTCCAACAACAACTTCAGTCAATCATCCGTCTCCGAGAACAGCAACTCCGTCTCCAAGAACAACAACAACAACTTTAGCCAATCATCCGTCTCCGAGAACAGCAACTCCGTCTCCGTCTCCGACAACAAGAAGACCAAGACCGTCGAGAACAGCATCCCTGAGATCAAAGATTTCGACGAGAGTGATTTCAAGAACAACAAAAGGTCAAGGGGAGATGAAGAGGATGACTTTCGCTCGAAGAGGATGAGGGATGAATCTGACTCTGATTCTGATTCTGATTCTGATTCCGATTCTGGGTCTGATTCGGACGAAGAAGTCGAGGATGCGACCTCTGACATGTGTGATTTGTATGGTGAAATGGGTGACTGTGTTGAAGAGGAAATGAGTAGTGCTGAGCAAGAGTTGAACTCTAACGACGGAGAAAACGACGGAGAAAACGACGGAGAAAACAGTGAGGATGGTGAAATAATTGAATAATTTAAAAATATTTTTTCTTTTTCTTTTTGGGTTTGAGAGTCATCTCGCCCTTGTAATACCAGGGACTTTCGGGTCATTGTCCTGGCAATATTTTTTCTTTTTGGGTTTGAGAGTCATCTCGCCTTTACCAGGGACTTTTGAGTCATTGTCCTGGCAATATAAAATGTTTACATCTAACAAACTATGTTCAAACAATTTGCAACTGTAAACATTGATCCTAGTATAAAAAACAATTCAGATTTGCATGTAGTAAATGTAGTTTTTCCACCTGATGAAAAATCTTCTGATCTTCTACAGAACGTTTCTTTCTATAAATCATTTATTCATGATTTTAGAATCGAAACTTCTGATGAAAAAGCATCTCTAACTGACATATTTAATTCTATGGCACCAATTGGGAGTGAAATCCAAAATATCTTAGTTAGATATACAAGTTTACCTGAAAGGGCAACAGTTGGATTAGAATCGTTACCTGATTTTGTAGAATCTGTTCATATAATTGCATCTTCTATTTCTATGAATGATATTGAAAGGGTAAAATCAATGATAGGAAATACCAAACTTTCTATCAGACTAACTGGATTGATTAAAACAGAAATACCAGCAAACCCTTTCATGCGTGTAGGAAAAGATTATGTCTTATTTTCAAGATTGAATTTAAAAAATAATTCAGATAAGATTTCTATAGGTGAAAATGACGCTCTTCAATACATTTTCGACAGAAAAAAATATGATTAATTTATATAAAGATGAATCGATCTATAAAAAGTATTATAGATTCTGCATCTGATAATGATTCAATTGATATTTCATATATAGGTAAAGAAATATGGGTTGCCCATATAGATACAACTAGTATTTATAAGAATATAAAGTTAATAGAAATTCCATCAAATTTAACTGAATTAAAACTTGGAGATAATTTGTCAATGTCTATTGTACAATCTTTTATTCTTCCTCCCTTTTTGAATACATATACGGGTCCTGTTTTTGAAGGTATGGTTTTTCCAGAAACACTAAAGACAATTACTTTAATTGAAACAAAAAACAGTAAATGTCTTTCTAAAGTTACTTTACCAAGTGTAACAAATTTAACAATTCAAACAAGAGATATTTTTTCTTCATTAGATCAGATGAAATTACCACCTAGTATTGAGTTTTTAAAAATAGAAGGTCCTTTTAATTCTTCTATAGAAAAATTAAATTTAGAGAATATTAAAGAATTGATATTACCTAATTCATTTATTCATCCGTTAAAACTAAATTCTGAAATACATATGTTAAAGAATAATGATCTAGATAATTTTTCAATTGAACGTTCTGAAAATTCTGAATTGAATGAAATAAATGAAATAATAACACTTACACCAAATGTAAATCTTGCAATAAGAAAATACAGACCATTTATAAATAACTTAAAGGTAGTATTAGACGATGAAATCCCATCTATTTCTCATATATGGTTTAATACATTACTCGAAGGTTTAATAGAAATAGATACTCTAACTGTAGATTCATTTAATAGTAAAAAAACACTTGTTAACTTGGATAAAGTTTTCGACAGATCTAATTTTTTCAATAGGAAGTTTTGCAATGATTTATTTGTAAACAATGTTGAAGTTGGTGAAATAAATTCTTATCTAAAATTAGCAAGTTCTTTAAAAAACATAGGGAATATAAATATAATTATTCGCCATTTAAATAAAAACATAAATCTACATGGAATAGTTAAAAGGATGTCTATAATCTTAAATATGAATTACGTAAATGGTATCTATTATTCTTTATTTGGGGCAATCGAAAGTACTCTATATGTTAATAATAAAACAATTGTAATTAAAAGAGGTCAGGTTCCTAAAAAATTTGTATTGAAAAAAATTGAAGAAGATAAAATAATGATACCACAAAGTTCTTCAACATTAGTTGTACCTATAGACGTAGAAGGAATACCTCCACCCCAAAAGGAAATTTCATTATTTAGTTGGACTAAATGTGGATTTTGTAATAAACAGGAAGAAATTATAAATAATCTTGAGTTCAAACCATTGTTTGACGAGAAAGTAAAAATTGAAATTGTAGAATATCCTAATACCATTTCAGACAAAAGGATAACATCTTTCCCATCATGGGTAGTAGATGGTGAAATACAAATAGGAGTAAAAAACGAAGAACAAATTAAAGAAATGTTAGATATTTGAAGTGGCAAATAATACATTAAAAATCAATTCATTTCTAGATATAAATCTTACCGAAAAATAAATAATTTTTTTTGTGGGTATTCAAGTATACGAATAACTTATCGAAAATAAATAATTTTTTATTCGATACAATTTTGAATTCCCTTGTATATTCACAATTATAATCCAATTGAAAAATCATGGTACTTCAAAGATGCAATACTCATCGAGATTGTCGCAAATGCAACAGTTGGTATCTGAAGGCAAAAGCAAATGGTAAACGTTGTGCATCCCTGTACTGGGTAATTCAGAAAATAATAGAGAAATCTGGAGATACTATCGTTATTAATGATGGTGTAAATTTGAATAATATAATTCAGAATTTAAAGGATCAGCCAACTGAAGAATCTGATATAAAAGGTAATTGTGTTATATGTTACGAAGACTTTAATTCTACAATACACAAACCCGTTGCTTTTCAATGCGGGCATGTCATGTGTATGTCATGTGTGGCATCTGGATTACTTGAAAAGTGTCCCAAGTGTTCAAAGAAAATAGAAAAAGTCATCCCCCTTTTTCTTTGATTAATTTAATAAATTTTAATAAAAAAATGTTTTAAATCCAGGGATCTGTGATCATTGTCCTGGCAAAATAAATATCATGTCAATTTATCTTAAAATATTCTATTTTATATTATATACTTAATATATACAAATATGGTTTTCCCACAAGAAGAAATATCTAGTGCTTTGATGTCAATTCAGGATATACTTATTTCAATAAGTACATCTAAAGATTCTATCAGAAGAACATGTCACCTATTAACATCTTTAATCGTTGATATTGAAAAAATAGCAAAATTATTTGTAGAAGCAGAAAAACTCAATAGAATGAGCAAACTCCGAGAAGAGAAGAAGAAATTTCAAAGTTTTGTTGGGACTATTGAATTCTGGTCAAAATCTAAAGATTGGGATTCATTATGTACTTCTATAAGTGATATAGAAGAAGAATTACTTGTAAAGGTTTTTGAAATTAATAATATGCTCGACAAGAAAGTTATCCAGAAAAAAACAAAAAAACCTGAAAGTCTTGTAAGTGATGATGATTTCAAAAAATTCAAGAATAAGATACAAGATAAAGCCAATAAGGCTGTTGAAGAGCAACAAAATAAAGTAAATAGGTTAAAAAAAGCGATCGTTCAAAATCAAGAAGAATTGAAAAAGATCAATGAGAATGTTGAAATCGGAGAAGATAAATTAAAAGAAATTTTTAAAATCACACCCGTTGTAGAAAAGAAGAAGAGTCTTAGAGATTTCATTCCATTTTTATAATTCAATAAAATTTACTTATATCTTCAAATTCTAATAATTCAAAAATATAATTAACAATTGTATGTTTATACATTTGTTCTGAGAATAATAATTCTTTCTTTCCTGGAATTAATCCATTGTCTATGAAAAATTTAAAACAATTTATAGATCCATATGTACAACAATATGATAATAAATTCATGTTTATTTCATATCCATTTTCCCATAATTTTTTAATTCCTTCTAAATTATCATTTAGAACCATAATATATGATAAATATCTTTCTGACTCCTTAATTTCATTCAGCCATTCTAACATTTCCAAATCATTATTCTTTTCTATACAAAGTAGGAATCTCTCGTCTGGGATTCCCATTTCTCCATCGTACATCATCTTGCATAATTCAAGGTTTCCATTTTCTGCAGCTGAAAGAAATGCATTCTCTGCCAACCAGAATAAATCAGAATTATTTACAAAGTTTATAAATGTAATTGAATTATTTGAAACTGCTTCTTCTATGCAAAAATGATCCCATTCCATACCATTTTCGAATCCAATTGATAATAATTCTGGTTTGTTGTATTTTGCAATTGATTCTAATACATTAAATGAAACATCTAATCCATTTGAAATGGATTCTTCAAATCTTATCCCACTTTCAATAAATGATTTATGAGATGTATTGTATTCTTTATTGTTTTTTTTACATTCAAAAGTCTTTTTATTTATTGTACCTGTAAATAAAAAGTCATCTTCCCCATAAGAAAATATTAAATTCATTATGTCATCTGGGAGATTGTTCATGATATATATTTGTGAAAGACATGGCGTACTTTTATTTTTTAATAATCATAATTACTCAATGAAGCTGAAAAAATATACCCCGGGTTTCTATTTATAAAATTATTTATCAAATCCAGGTATTGATCGCCCCTCACCATTCACAACTTTTCCAGACACAACTTTTCTGGCCAAGTCAAATAAAAAATCAAATATGATGGCATTTAAGTTTATTGGTACTCTTATTTGCTTTATTTCGGTGTCATCATTTGAAATAAAAGACGACTTCGAAGTGGTGGATCAACAGGCTATCTTTGGGATTCTAATGGATTCATTTGATTTTGAAGTCGTTTATGGATTACAAGACGAATATGTACTGAACAGCTTTGGTCTTCGAAGAAATCTCTTAGTGGATTCAGATCAAGATGAAGTCCTTAATGAGGATGAATTGAAGGATGATGATTTTGTATTAAAGAATACTGGGCTTAGAAGAAAGCTATTAGTGGATTCAGATTCAAATGAAGTCCTTAATGAGGATGAATTGAAGGAGGATGAATTTGTATTGAAGAATACTGGGCTTAGAAGAAAGCTACTAGTGGATTCTGATGAAATCCTTAATGAGGAGGAAGACGAATATGTACTGGAGAGTACTGGTCTTCGAAGGAGACTTTCAATGGATTCTAATGATTACCACTATTTTTTGTGGTTATTTTGTTTTTTTGTTTTTATGTTTTCTTCTAAGTGTCTTTGGAGTTATATTAAAGATCTAAATGAAATACAACTGGATACTCTAAGTAATTCAGTTGTTTAGATTTTTTAATAAGTGATAATGAAAATAAATTAAAAATATTATGTCTTTTTAGGTTCGAGAAATTCTCGCCTACCAGGGTCCATCTGCATGCAGAGTGGTTCATTGTCCTGGCAATTATGTATGAATTCATTTGATTCATTAACTACTGATTCGTTGACAAGTAAATTAGATTTACATTTGTCACATTTCTTTTGTCTATATTCTCTGAGATTCATTTTGCATTTTGCACAAAAATGATGTGTTTGTCTTCTTAACATTTTGATAATTTAATAGTTGTTTTATATTTTAAAATGAATGTTTTAATTAATGATTGTATTTTGAAATTTATTTATTGTATATCAATAAAGTTAACAATGGATAGATTAAATGTAAGAACATCAATGGCTTATTGGAAGATAACAATCTCTCTTCTTGCTTTTATTTCTATTACAAGTGCTCTTTCATCTAAATGCCATGAAAGCAATACTTTATCCAGGCACCATATTATAAAATATTCTGAGATGATTAGATCTGCAATGCAACATAGTATTGCAAGTTCTCAACACACTAATGTAGTTTCTTCTTACCGAGATTCATGTATTGCAAAGTGTTCTGTTGACTTAGTTGCTAGTATATTAACCCCAAAACAAATAAGATCTATTTCCAATGTAGACATTCTTGAAATGCAAGATTTCATTTCTAAACAAAACGAAGAAGCCACAGAAAAAATGTTCAAGAAGAATAAAGAGAAAGAGTCATCAGATCTTCCTGCAGTCGGTGGTTTCAAATATTAGTTTTTCATTCTTGTTTGAGAACGAGTAATTCTTTTAAAATCTTCTTTGTGAATTATGTCATCATATTCGCCGTCGTCATCATCACTATCATCATCATCATCAAAATAATATTCATTTGTTTTCGGAAAGCATACATAAATAAATAAAATTAATGTAAAAAATAAACACAAGAGTTCTCCAATTTCTTTGTGTGAAAGTTCATTGTTTAAACGGCATTCTACCAAAGAAAGAGACATTATTCGTTTGTTGACTTGCATTATGTAATTTAAGAAAAAAATATTTTTTAACTTCCATGTATGAATTATACTTCATTATTTTCATCATTTTCATTCTTTTCGTTATTTTCATTCTTTTCGTTATTTCCATTGTATTTCCTTCTCATATTCCATATACATGAAATAGAGATCAATGATAATAAAAAATACCCTATACAAATTTTTAACAACATTTTGTGAAAAAAGCTTTGCCTGGAAAAATTTGATTAATAATTTAACTTATTTATAAATATTCTCTACCAACTCCCGGGGATTCGTTTTAAAAAAACTTCAAACAAATACATAATATACATATAAATACCAATATAGATACTGAAATTGAAGCGATAATTATACCAACTTTAGTACCCGAAGTGTATTTGTTGTTTGCCTCATCTTCATCTTCAGATGAAATTCTAGATGGTCTATATCCAGATGTCCTCAAATTCGAGTGAGTCACCGAAACTGTTGGGGACATAGTTTGAGTCACCGAAACTGTTGGGGACATAGTTTGAGTCACCGAAATTGTTGGGGACATAGTTTGTCTGATGATAGGAGACATTGTTGGAACGTCATTTCCAAACACATAAATCATTGAAATGATTAGAATAAGAAGTGTCGTGTAGATCGACATGGTCTTCATATTTTGGTGTTGATGAAAGTTGTGATCACATGGGGTGACATTACACAGACATTTTTGTGATATAAATCAAATTTGAAAATCAAGAAGATTAAATAAAAATGATCAGGGCGAGACGAATCTCAAACCCATACCAGGACAATGTTTCCTGGAATTAAAAAATAAATGTTTTAATTTTTCAATTAAAATTAAACAAAAACTTAACTTTACCAATCAAAGAATGGTACTAATATTCATGAACAAATTAAAAATAGCAAGAAGAATAGTTGGAACGAAATGATACCATGGAAATGATGTCATAAACCATCCAGAACCACCAATAATAAGAAGAGTTACAGATATGGTCCATATGAGCATAAGCTTTACAGAAGCGTCATATGCCTGAGAAGAAGATTTAGAAGAAGCCCCACCTCCAGTGGGAACCCAAGCGATGGCTGAGCCCATGATCTTATCCTTAATAGCAAACAAATGAGAATAACTCTGAATAATTCTCACTCTTTGACA